GCCTGTACAGATCGAATGACATCTACACGGTCCACGCTTTTGAAAACAGGGAAGACTGGCTGAAAGGCCGACAGAATCTTCACGGAATCGGAGGGTCAGATGCATCGGCAGCGCTCGGTCTGAATCCATGGAGAACAAATCTCGAACTGTGGGAGATCAAGACCGGCAAGAGCAAGGCTCCGAACATTTCCGACAATGAGCGAGTGTGGTATGGAACCGAGGCAGAGCAGTATCTCCGGAGACTCTTCCAACTGAAGCATGCAGCGGAATATGAGATCCAGTACATGCCGGATGTGATCCTGCAGAACAATGAGCATCCGGAATTTCTTTACAGTCCGGACGGATTGATAAAGGCAAACGACGGAAGGAACGGGATCTTCGAGTGCAAGACAACGACGATCATGAAGTCTTATGACCGGGAAAAGTGGTACGACAAGCGGAAGCGCGAGAAGAAGCTTCCTGAGAACTATTACATTCAGATCCTTCACGGAATGAATGTGACCGGATTCGATTTCGTTGATCTGTTTGCGGAGCTCACTTACCCGAGCGGAACGAGCGAGCTTGTTACCTATCACATCGAGCGAAAAGAGGTTGAATCGGATCTTAAATTCGTCAGCGATGGGGTCCAGGAATTCTGGACATATGTGAGAGACGATCGGGAGCCGGCACTGCTGCTCCCGGCAATATGAGAGGAGAACGATGGCAGAAGAAAAAGCACTTGAAGTCCGGGTAGAACAACAGCTCGGGCTTCTGAATTGGAATTTTGAAGAGCTCAATGCACAGCTTGATGAACAGCTGGAAAAATACCGCGGACTCACGTTCACGGATGACCAGATGCCGGAGGCAAAGAAGACACGCGCCGCGCTCAATAAGGTGGCAACAGAGATAAATAATCGGAAGATCTCAGTCAAAAAAGAATTCTGCGCTCCATATGAGCAGTTCGAAGCGCAGGCGAAAGTCCTGATCAACAAGATCAAGGATGTGAGCGGAGCGATCGACCGGCAGGTCAAGGATTACGAAGAAAGCAAAAAGGAAGAAAAGCGGAAGCGGATCGAAGCTTGGTGGGCTGAGAACGGAAAGCGGACAGTTCCGATCGAGAAGATCTTCGATGAGCGCTGGCTGAATACGACCTGCAGTGATTCGAAGTGGCAGGACGATCTGGACACGATTAAGGTCCGGATCACGAATCAGATCTACACGATCTCGATGATGTCCGAAGACGTTGGAAAAGAGAAGCTGGATCTGATGCTGACCGAATACATGAAACGACTCAGCCTCGAGGATGCAGTGAAAGCATGGAAGGACCACGAGGAAGCCGTCAAACGGGCCGAACAGGAGAAGGAACGCCTGGAACAGGAAAGACTCCGTGAAGAGGAAAAACGAGCCGAGATGGCCGCAAAGCCGGAGCCTCAGCCAGCCCCGGAGACCAATGAAGAACATGAGCCCGGGCCGGATGATTATCTGTACAGTCCGACATTCAAGATGATCGACCTGACATTCAAGCAGGCAATGGATCTGACGAATTATATGCGGAGTAATGGACTCCGGTTTGAATCAATCGCCAAAGAGAAAAGGAGAAAGTGAATCATGGCAAAGAATCAGACAATCACAACAGCAGAAGCAGCAGAGATGCTCGGACTTGCCGAGCGTACCGTTCAGAGATTGTGTCAGACAGGAGAGCTCCGCGCTGAAAGAGGAACGCGCAGCTGGACTGTTGAAAAGGTATCGGTGAAAGAACTTATCAAGGCGCGTCAGAAGGCGCTGAAGGCAAAGAAAGCGAGGACAAAATAATGGCAGTAGCAAACAGACTGAGCAAGGCACAGCCGCAGCAGAAAAAGGATGCTGTCGCAGTATTCCAGGCGAATGGCATGGAGGTGAAACTGACTCCAGCAATCGTGAAGAACTATCTCGTTTCAGGAGACAAGGACAGAGTGACCGATCAGGAAGTCGCGATGTTCATCAACCTCTGCAAATACGCCGGACTGAACCCGTGGCTGAAGGAAGCGTACTGCATCAAGTACGGCAATGAACCCGCGACCATGGTCACCGGCAAAGACGCATTCACGAAGCGAGCCGAATCGATTCCGGCATTCGATGGAATGCAGGCAGGTATCGTCGTGACGGATCAGGACGGATCCATCAATTATCGAGAAGGATCTGTGAAGCTTCCGGGAGAAGAAATCATCGGAGGCTGGGCTGAAGTATACCGGAAGGATCGCCAGCACAGCACACGCGTGGAGGTTTCCTTCGAAGAATACGCAGCACGCAAAAAGGACGGAAGCCTGAACTCTCAGTGGTCGAAAAAACCAGCGACGATGATCCGCAAGGTTGCGGTCGTCCAGGCGCTGCGTGAAGCATTCCCGGCGAACCTGGGAGGAATGTATGCAGCTGAAGAGGTCGGACGGGAAGAGCCGGAAGATGCCGGTATCCCTGCAGCTCCGATCAATCAGGAAACAGGTGAAGTCATTGAGGCAGAGGTAGTCGAGAAGCCTGCTCCGAAGGCAGAGCCTGAAGGAGAGGAGAGTCTGATCTGATGAGCGCAATCATGAAAATCACTGATCCGACCATCGACAAACTGCTCGATTCTTCCGGAGGCAATCTTCGATCGCTGATCAATGACGCACTAATGGAAATGATCGGCGACACGTTCAGAAACTCGAAGGATCCGGAGAAAGCCAGGAAGGTGAAGGTCGAGCTGAAGCTTGTGAGATTGGATCAGCTGGGGATCTTCAAAGTGGACTGGAAGGTTCAGACAGTTCCAGCGCCGTATGAACTCGGTGAAGAAGACGATGTTCCGGAAGGTCAGCAGAGTTTAAATCTCGAAACAGGAGAAGTCACGGAATGACAGTCCTGGCATTCACTGTTCCGGGTGAGCCAGTAGCGAAAGGCCGGCACCGTACTACCAGTACCGGCCAATCCTACACGCCTGCAAAGACAAAAAAGTTCGAGAACCTCGTCCGGCTCGCATACAGCCTGCAGCATCCGGACCGGGATCCGGCAGAGGGACCGATCGAGCTGACGGTCCGCGCCTACTTCTCCATCCCGAAGAGCTGGAGCAAAAAAAAGCAGGCAGAGGCGGCCACGGAACAGATGAAGAAAATCAGCAAGCCCGATATGGATAATTGTTTGAAAGCGGTCCAGGACGGGCTCAATGGAGTCGCCTGGAAAGACGATGCGCAGGTTGCAGACACCCACGCGTCAAAACGATACAGCACGAGACCGCGCATTGACATAATCATCGAAACGGAGGATCCAGCATGAGTGCATCAATGAACAGAGTGATCCTGCTCGGGCGACTGACAAAGGATCCGGAACTCCGGAAGACATCCAGCGGAACAAGCTTCTGCCGATTCACTGTTGCCTGCGATAAGCGTAAGACCAAGGATGATCAGGATCCTGGCGCCAACTTCATCAGCTGCGTTTCCTGGAGACAGAATGCTGAATTCATTTCTGACTATGGCCAGAAGGGCAGTCAGGTGGCTGTGGAAGGATCTATTGAAACAGGATCCTACACAGACCGAGACGGCAGGAAGGTATACACAACAGAGGTACTGGTCGACAGGATCCAGCTCGCAGAAAGCAAAAAGCAGCGCTCCGATTATCCTCACAACGGGACTTCCTACACAATGGCAGAGGCAAGTGCCCATGCGAACGAAGGTTTTGATGTCGGAGATGCGGATGTGGAAGTCTCAGGAGATGACCTGCCGTTTTAACAGGAAGGAGGCAACGTGATGCAAGGTGAGGGTGGATTTGTAAAAGATTACCGATCAACAATCGACTGGGAATGGTTCACAGATCCGAATACTGCGCATCTCTGGGAGTATATTCGTCTCCGGGCAAATTATGAACCATCCCGCTTCAGAGGAATGGAAATTGGCCGAGGAGAATTCCTGGAAAGCCTCTCGATGATTGCCCTCAGAACAGGGCTTTCAGTCAAAAGTGTTAGGACTGCGCTGGAGCATCTCAAAAACACAGGGGAGGTGGCATGCAAACCGACACGCTTCGGAATGCTCATAAGTGTAGTAAAATACGCACTTTATCAAGATCAGACAGCTGAAGGTGGCACGCAAATCGGCACGCAACCGGCATATGAATCGGCAGGGAATCGGCAAGGAAGTGGCAAGGAAGTGGCAACGTATAAAGAAGTAAAGAAAGAAAGAAAGAAAAGAAATAAAGAAGAGAGAGAAACGACCACTCCCACACTCGAGGAAATTAAATCCTTTGTGAAGGAGGAGAAGCTCACAATCGATCCGGTCCGATTCTTCAGCTTCTATGAAGGACAGGACTGGAAAACTTCCTCTGGATATCCGATCCGAGACTGGAAAGCAAAAGCGAGATCCTGGCAAAGCACCGAACGGCAGCCGAAGACGGAGGTCCTGCCGGATTTCTACAACGCAGATCCAGTCAGAGAAAAAGATCCGAAGCTCGCAACTAAGGAAGAAATCGAACGAGTGAGAGCACTACTCACGAAAGGAGCAAAGAAGAAATGAAGAACAAGATTCAGGATCTCAACGATCATCTCTTTGCACAGCTTGAGAGACTGAACGATGAGGATCTCACACAGGAACAACTCGAAAAAGAGATCCAGCGGTCAAAGGCAGTGACTGCCGTCAGCAATCAGATCATCAATAATGCGAAGCTGGCGCTGGATGCGACACGGCTGCAGGTGGAATTCGGAACACCTACGCGGGGCAAGGTAACACTTCCGGAAATGCTGGAGACGAAAAAGGATGCCGCGCGGAAAGTATGACCGTTACCCGTCAGTGTTTGCGGAATACGTAACTGAACACGCGAATGAAGACACGACGATCACGGAGCTCTGGGAGAACATGAAGCGTGATCTCAGCACGAACATCCCGAGAGAATACGTGCGCGGCCGGATCCGGAGAGAGCACCTGCCGTTCAAGAAGGGAACCGGGTACAACACTCTGCTTACCGATGAGCAGGCGGATCAGATGATCTCCATCATCCCAGGAAGATCTTCCGAGGAGATCTCGAGGATCATGCTCGAGAAGTACGGTGTCGAGATAAGCCCGACACAGGTCAGAGGATGGAAGAAAAACCACAGAGCTCCGAGCGGTTATGATGCACGGTTCCGACCAGGGAACGCGTCACCCACAAAAGGGATGAAGAGATCCGAATTCCTTTCTCCGGAGATGATCGCGAAGATCCAGAAGACGCAGTTCAAAAAAGGAAACGTCCCAAAGAACCGCCGCGAAGTCGGCGAGATCATCGAACGGTCAGACGGTTACCTCTGGATCAAGACGCAGGACTGGCATCAGAACGACAACTGGCAGCAGTACCATCGCTGGCTGTGGGAACAGGTGCATGGACCGATCCCGGAAGGATTCAGAGTGTACTTCCTCGACGGAGACCGCAGGAACTGCAGGATTGAGAATCTCGAGCTCGTATCGGAAGCGGTCGCGGCTACAGCCGTGAAAGTGTTCGGGCTGACAAAAGATGCAGAAATAAACAGGGCGATCCTGAAAGCAGCGGAGCTGAAGGTGGCCATAACAAAAGCCCAGGAGAGGAGAAAGAAATGAGTTACGACATTGAAATCTGTGTGAAGATTGACGGACTTGATCAGTATGCGCGGATCGCAGAACCGGAATATGCTTCACCAACATACAACCTTGGCAAGATGTTCAGAGAGTGCATGAAGTGGCAGTATTCACTAGGCGAATACTATAACTGTGCTCAGATCATCAGCAACGTTGAACATGGCATACGTGAGTTGAAAACAAACAAAGAAAAGTATATTCAGTACAATCCGTCAAATGGGTGGGGAGATATAAACAGCGCAATACGTGCGTTAGAATCGCTCAGAGAATGCATTTATGAATGTGCTGAAGAAATACCGATAGATCATTTATACATGAGGTGGTGAAAGAATGAAAAGACTGATTGATGCACAGGATGCATTCAATGTGTTGACGGATTATTACCATCACCACACATCCGCCCAACACTTGGCATTGCAGGAAGCATTGAACAAAGTGCCGACGGTAGACGCAGAACCAGTGCGACATGCGGAGAATATCGGAACTGACTATGACGAAGTGTATCAATTTGTATGCTCAGAATGTGGAATCGAGCTTCAGGGCTGGTACAGAGTCGAACGTGATGAAGACGATGGCGTTGAGACGATTCACGAATACAGACTTCGGTATTGCCCTAACTGCGGGGGAAAGATAGTGGAAAAAGATGCAGAGCCGAAGGAGGAACCAAATGTCAGCAAAATGTGAATTGAGCCATACCGAATGGGTAAAGCAGGACTGGGAAAAACCGGATATGGTTAACCATCCGCCGCATTACCAGAGCGCATCAGGGCTCGAGGTGATTGATATTATCGATGACTTCGTCCCTGATCCGGCTTCTTATTACAAAGGGAACATCATCAAGTATATTTTGCGCTACGAGAAAAAAGGCTTGGTTGAAGATTTGGAAAAAGCTCGCTGGTATCTCAATCGTCTTATCGCTTGCGAAAGTGTGAAAGAACAAAAGCAGAAGGTAATTCGGAAATGAAAAAATACATTTGCAAGGAAGTGCCGACTGAAAATGGTGGATACCTTGAAATCGAAAAGGAACTGATTCAGTGCGAGGACTGCTATTTCCACGACACATTTCAGAGAAAGGGCTATTGCACCAAATATGACCACAGCGCAAAGCAAGACGGTTTCTGCGCATGGGTAGAACCGAAGGAGAGCGAAAAATGCCGCTGATGCTTACATTAGAAGACGCAACGAAAGTATGCGCCGAACTGATACTGACATATGGCGAGTGTGAGCTGTCTGAGGAAGACATTGACGGAATCCGGCAGGATCTGGAACAGAAATGTTATTTCTGCAATGACAATCACGATCACTTCAAAGAACTGAGCGATTTGATACAGGATATTAACCCTGCAGAAATAACGCAGCATATCAAAGACGACAATTTAAAAAAGTGGTGCGGGGACATTCAGGTTGCGATGGCGATGGAACTCATTCAATTGGAGACAAAAAATGAAAGACCTTAAGCCGTGTCCATTCTGCGGAGGTGTGGCATTCGTTGAGAAGAAGCGGGATCAGTACATCGTGAAGTGTCTGCACAAGGACAGATGCTATCTGGTCGGACTGAATCCTCCGCGATTCAATATCGAGGAATCAATGGCGAAGATGTGGAACAGGAGGGTGAAACTTGAATGACGCTTGAAGATCTGAACCGGTATCGAAAGGACAGTCTCTTCCTGCTCTCAGAAATCAAAGCACTGGAGTTCCAGATTGAGGCACGATATGACACGCGCAGATCTCCGACAGGAAACGACGGAGGCGGTCACTCAGGTCCGGGAGACACAACAGGAAAGGCAGCCAACGATATCATCGCGATGAAAGAAGAACTGTCAATACTGCAGACTCGATGGAATGAGATAGCAAAGATAATTGATGAGTGGCTGAAAGATGTCGACGACACAGAAATCCGGTCGATCGTGCGCTGGCATTACGCTCTCGGGTTATCCTGGAAACGGACAAGCGCGAAAGTCTATGGGCGAAATGATTACTACCTCGCGCGTAAGAGACTCTATAGATTTTTCGGAAAAGAATGAATCTGTCCAAATTGTCCAAATTATCTGTGCTATATGTTATTGAGAGAGTCAGCGCATGGGAGATGTGCTGGCTTTTCTTTTGGAGGGAATATGGCTGATCTTGTTGACAGAAACAGAGTGATCGAGATCCTGGGACAGATGCGGGACCGCAGGAAAGGATCCTGCAGCCGGCAGGCGATGATCGAAGCTGCCGCGATGCAGTACGCGATCGAAGTGGTGAAGAAGGTTCCGAATGCGGAAACTCAGCAGGTGGACGGAGAGTGATCCGTTCTACCATTCGCCTCGGTGGCTAAAGCTCAGGCAGTCCGTGCTTCGCAGAGATCATTATCAATGCCAGCAGTCAAAGCGAACGAAGATGATTCCGGATGAAGCAGTCATCGTTCATCATGTGCTGCCGCGTGAAGTCTTCCCTGAGTATCAGTGGCAGCCGTGGAATCTTTTGAGTCTTTCGGTGAATGCGCACAACAAGATGCATGACCGAGAGACAAATAAACTGACTGAGCTGGGCATGGAGTGGGCGGCCCGGGTCGCTCGCAGGAGAGGTCTCAACATTGAAGAGATCCAGCGAAGACTGAATGACCAGTGAATAGACCAGTGAATACCCCGCCCCCAAAAATTTTTCAATTTAGTCCGGACTCCACTGGCGAGGGTGACGTTTTCCCTCTCCGGGAATAATTCTTAAATTTGAACCCCAAACAGGCAGAAAGGAGTGAATTCCGATGAGAAAAGCAGATTGGAAGCGTCAAATCATCGAAAAATGCAAAAATGTCGGAACATATCGCTCGGAATTTCTGCCGGCGATCATCACGCTATCTGCGATCCTGGAAGAACGGGACCGCGTTTACAAACAGTATGTCGCGGAAGGAGCGCAACCGGTCATCGATCGGACATCAGATCGCGGAGCTGTTAACAAATCAAAGAATCCTCTGCTCGCAACCTGGCAGGATCTTAACAAAGACGCGCTCAGCTACTGGAGAGATCTCGGTCTCACCCCGGCTGGTTTGAAAAAAATCGGAGATGATCCGATGAAGTCTCAGAAGACGAGCGCTCTCGCGGAGGCGCTGCGTGGCCTCGAATAGTTACAAGCATGACTGCATCCAATATGCGAAGGATGTTGTCGCTGGAAAGATCAAAGCCGGAGGCAATGTCAGGGAATGCCAGAGATTTCTAAACGATCTGAAGAGGGATGATATTGAATTAAGATCCAGAGACCCAGATCTCGTGATCAACATCATCCGGAAGATCATGGTCCACAAACAAGGCGAGACACTGGATGGCCAGCCTTTGATGAACACACCTGTCCTGCTTCAGCCGTGGCAGGTGTTTGTCGTTTATAACCTCGTCGGATGGTATCACAAATGGACAAACATCCGGAGGTTTAAGGAGGCATACATTTATGTCCCACGAAAGAACGGAAAGACGATGTTCATGGCATGCCTCGCATTTGGTCTCGGAGTGCTTGAGAGGAAGTCAGGATCTCAGATCTATATCACTGCGGCTGCGCTGAAGCAGTCGCTGGAGTCATTCAACGATATTCTTTACACACTCCGATACAAGGGCATTGATCAGGAGGAAGGCTGCCGGATCCACGACAACAACATTGAGCACTCGATCGAACTGACATTCCCGGACGAGACTGGGAAGATAACCGGATCGCTGAAGATCACAGCGGTCGCGGCGAATCCGGATGCTCAGGACTCGTTCAACTGCAACATCGCGATCGCAGATGAGATCCATGCGTTCCGGAAGGCAGCGCAGTACAACCGATTCAAAGAAGCAATGAAGTCATATACGAACAAGCTTATGATCGGTATCACCACAGCCGGCGACAACGTGAACTCGTTCGGCTATCAGCGACTCGAGTATGCGGAGAAGATCCTCGATGGTCTTGTGGAAGACGACACGCTGTTCTGCTTTGTCTCTCATGCTGATAAATCCGATACCGGCGAGGTCGACTTCACGAATCCGGAACAGCATGAAAAAGCAAATCCATCCTATGGAGTGACCATCCGGCCGGACGACATGATGAACGATGCGATGCAGGCGCTCAACGATCCACAGCAGAGAAAAGATTTCCTCAGCAGATCGCTGAACGTTTACACAAGCGCGATGAGAGCATGGTTCAACATTGACGAATTCAAGAAGTCAGATGGTCAGTACAACTGGACACTGGATGAGCTTGCGAAGATGCCGATCAAGTGGTTCGGCGGAGCAGACCTGTCCAGAATGTATGACCTGACAGCAGCGTGCCTCTATGGCCACTATGACAAGGAAGATGTCGACATCGTGATCACGCATGCATTCTTTCCGGTCGTGATGGCTGCACGCAAAGCAGAGGAAGATCAGATCCCGCTCTTCGGCTGGGCTGATGATGGCTGGCTTACGATGTGCAACGGCCCGACGATCAACGCGGCTGATGTGGTCGCGTGGTTTGAGGACATGAGAAAACGAGGATTCAAGATCGCGCAGATCGGGCATGACCGGAAGTTTGCGCGAGAGTATTACATGGCAATGAAGGCAGCGCGATTCAACGTCATTGATCAGCCTCAGTATTTCTACGTAAAGAGCGAAGGATTCAGACATATCGAAAAGGCGGCAAAGGATGGCCGTCTTTATTATTTACACTCAGAAGCTTACGAGTATTGCGTTTCAAACGTCCATGCGATCGAGAAGACAGACGACATGGTCCAATACGAAAAAATCAATCCGACCGCGAGGATGGACCTGTTTGATGCGTCCGTGTTCGCGGCAGTGAGATATCTCGACAACATGGAAAGTCAGAAGAAAGCGAGGGAATGGTGGGGAACATCATGAGCAAGAGAAGAAAAAGGCAGAAGAGAAGTGATGTCGTCTCTGCCAACACAGTAAACGGGCTCACATCCAACTCTGTCCTGCAGTTTCTCGTCGGAGACAGTGAAGGCATCTGTCCGACAGGATACACACGACTCGACCAGATACCGGCAATCGTCGCCGGCTATCACCGGATCGCGGAGCTTGCGGCATCGCTGACCATCCATCTGATGGAAAACACAGAGGATGGTGATGTCCGGATCATCAATGAGCTGAGCCGAAAGATAGACATCGAACCAGCGAAATATATGACGCGGTCAACGTGGATGGAATTCATTTTGATGAATCTGTTCTTGTATGGCCGAGGCAACAGCATCGTGCGAGTGAAAACGAGAGCAGGGATCCTGCAGGATCTTCAACCGATTCCAGCGAGCCGTGTGCAGCTGATCCCGGACGCGACCGGATACGGCTACACGATCAATATCGACGGGGTCTCGTATGATCCGGATGACCTCCTGCATTTTGTCTATAACCCTGACAAAGATTATCCCTGGAAGGGTCGAGGAATGACCGTGGTCCTGAAGGATCTCGCTGAGAATCTTCGCCAGGCTGCCGCAACCGAAAAGGGCTTCATGCGGTCAGAGTGGAAGCCGAGCATCATCGTCAAGGTCGATGCGTTGACGGATGAGTTCGCAAGTCCTGAAGGAAGAAAGAAACTGTTGCAGGATTACATCTCGACCGGTGCAGCTGGGGAGCCGTGGATGGTCCCGGCAGGTCAGATCGACATCGAGCAGATCAGACCGCTCAGCCTCGCTGACCTCGCGATCAACGACACAGTCCAGATGGACACGCGAACAGTCGCGGCAATCATCGGAGTTCCTCCGTTCGTTCTCGGAGCCGGCAACTATAACCAGCAGGAATGGAACAACTTCATCGCGACAAAGCTGAGACCGCTGATGGTAAGCATCCAGCAGGAGATGACGCGGAAGCTGATCCTGAGTCCGAAGTGGTATCTGAAATTCAATATCCTCAGCCTTATGGATTACGACCTGCAGTCTATCGCAAATGTCTTCACGACTCTGCAGGATCGCGGTGATGTAACAGGCAACGAAGTCAGAGATCGGATCGGTCTCAGTCCGAAAGAAGGACTGGATGAGCTGAAGATCCTTGAGAACTATATTCCGGCAGACAAGAGCGGCGACCAGAAGAAGCTGGTTGGAAACTAACTAGGAGGTTAATTATGGAAAAACGTTATTTGCACATGCATGACATCAAGACAAGAAGCGCGGACGATGACGAAAAGGTCATTGAAGGTTATTTCGCAGTATTCAACGAGATCTATAGGGTCTGGGACGATGTTACCGAAAGCATCGCACCAGGAGCCTTCACAGATTCGCTGAACGGCGATATCCGCGCTCTTTATAACCACAACACCGATCAGATTCTTGGACGGACGAGTGCCGGTACTCTGACGCTCAAGCAGGACGAAAAGGGACTGTGGGGACAGATCAAGGTCAACGAGCGCGACACTGAAGCGGTCAACGTTTACGAGCGAATCGCACGCGGAGACATCTCCGGATGCTCTTTCGGATTCGACATCGAATCGGAAGAGGCCAGAGTGAACGACGATGGCTCTGTGCACTGGACGATCACAAAGGTCAATCCTCTGTACGAAGTCAGCCCGTGCGTCTTCCCTGCGTATGAGCAGACAAGCGTTGAATCACGTGGTAAGGAAGCGCGAGTGATCAGAAAACGTGAGCTTGAATCCTGGAAGATCAAGACTCTGGAAAAGCTGAAGAAAGGGGCAGACGAAAATGCTTAAAACACTTCTGCTGCGGAAGAAGCTCGACCAGCTGAAAAAGTCCCGCGAGGCAATGGAGCCGACACTCGAAGAACTCCGGAACAAGACCGCTGAGTTCAACACACGCGAGGCTGAACTGGAAGCTGCTGTCAACGAGATTGACGAGACAGTCCCGAACGAAGACAAGCAGGTGGTAACCGAAGAGGTCGATGCATTCCTTCAGGAGCGCAGCGAACATGACGAGGCAGTGAAGAAAGCCGAAGAAGAAAAAGAAGATCTCGAACGTCAGATCAATGAGACTGAGGCTGAACTCGCTGAACTCGAAGCAAAGCAGGAAGACAAGCCTGCAGAAGAAAAACCGGAACCGGCTCCGGAAGATCAGCCGGAAGAAAGAAAGAAGGGTAAAGTCATGAACAGAAGAACAGCACGTATCTTCAAAAACCTCACTGCAGAACAGCGTTCTGCGATTCTTAACAGTGAATCTGTTAAGAGCATGCTCAACGAGTATCGTTCCGCGATCCGCGAAAAGCGTGCAATCACTAACGTTGGTCTCACCATCGCCGAGGAAGTCCTCCCTCTGCTCCGTGAAAACATTGCGAATTATTCCAAGCTGTACGACCGCGTAAATGTCCAGCAGGTCAGCGGCGAAGCTCGCCAGCCGATCATGGGCACTGCTCCGGAAGGAATCTGGACAGAATGCTGTCAGTTCCTCAACGAGCTCAATCTCGCATTCAACGATTGGACTGTTGACTGCTTCAAGGTTGGCGGTTACTTCGCGCTCTGCAAAGCAAACGTTGAAGACTCTGACATCGATCTCCTCGCTGCGATCGTTGAAGCACTCGGCCAGGCTATCGGTAAAGCACTCGATAAGGCTATCCTGTTCGGCCGCAACATTGCCGCGAACTCCAAGATGCCGCTCGGTGTCGTTTCACGTATCCTGCAGACAGAAGCTCCGGCTGATTATCCGAGCACCGCACGTGCATGGGCAGATCTCCACACAACTCACGTCAAATCTCTCGGAACCGCTCAGGCTCCGGTCACTGGTGTTGCTCTGATCAAGGGACTCGTTGCTGCTTCTGCAGTAGCTTCCACTGATTACAGCCGCGGCGACCTGCTCTGGGCTATGAATGACAAGACTTACAAGTCCATCGTTGCAGAGTCCGTCGAAGTCAATGCTGCGGGTGCTATTGTTGCCGGAGTTAACGGTCAGATGCCGGTTGTCGGCGGGGACATCGAAGTCTTCAACTTTATCCCGGACAACGTGATCATCTTCGGTTACTTTGATCTCTATCTCCTGGCTGAGCGTGCCGGCCGTGAATTCGCACAGTCCGAGCACGTTCGTTTCCTCCAGGATCAGATCGTTTACAAGGGCACTGCTCGCTATGACGGCGCTCCTGTTATCGCTGAAGCATTCGGTGTCGTAACTCTCAACGGTGCGACTATCGCCGCAAACTCTGTAACATTCCCGCAGGACACTGCAAATCAGGGAGCTTAATCCATGACCTATAAGGTCGTGAAAGACTTCATCGACCTGAAGGACAGCGGATTCAGATACTCGGCCGGGGACAATTATCCTCGGCCGGGTTTTACTACAAGCGAAACACGTTTGCTGGAACTGAGCACTGCGAGAAATCGCCGGGGAATCCCGCTGATTGAAAAGGTCGATGAGCCGGTTAAGAAACCGACGAGGAGGAAAGCGAAAAATGAGCGAGACAGTTTGGACTGATGAAATGCTCGTCAACATGCTGAAAGAGGATCTCGGAAGACGAAATCCTTCTGAAGCGACGCTGACCTACTTCAATATGCTGATCTCAACTGCAAAAAAGGAAATCGGCAGAGAGCGAGTTGCAATCCCTGAACAGATCACAGATCCGGCAGACGTGCATCTTGTGGTCACATACGCTTCGTGGCTTTACCGAAAGCGTGCGGCTACTGGTGAGGATTCACACATGCCTCGTTCACTTCGGTATCTGCTGAACAATCGAGCTTTCTCTAATCAGGAGGTGACGACTGATGCAGGCACTGATGGATGATGGAACTGTTGAGTTCTTCAATTTGACGAACGCAGCGGAAGCTGGAGCGATGCCAGACGAACGACTCGTTTCTGCAGGACCTGCCCATGGGTTCTCCGAAGTTACTTTCGGAGTGACCAGGCAGTATCTCGCAAAGGGAGTCGATGAACAGGTCGATATGGTCATCCAGATATGGCCGGAAGTTGTTCGTCCCAAGATCGGACAGATCGCCATTCTCACTGATTATGAATATCAGGAGAACGCAGATGGCGATCAATTCCGCATCGACGATGTGAGAAAGATCCAGGAGGATGAGTTGGAGTTCTTCCAGCTGACGCTCCGGAGATTGGAGGACAACTATGCTCTATCTGGTGAATGACAAGCTGAGACTGATTAAGAATCTGCTCGTCAATGTTGCTGGTGACATCGTCTTCCATTACCGGAGACCGGCAAGCATGAAGCGCTTCATCACCTGGCAGGAAGATGCGGAAGACAATCAGTTCTCCGCGAACAACAGATCCCAGGAAATATGTCTCACAGGGACTATCGACCTGTTTACTCCGGTCGAATACGATCAGCTCGTTGACGACATCACGTCAGCATTTGCTCAGGCAACACGTGCGAAAGCACAGCTGACCATGGTCGATTATGAGGACGAAACGAATCTGATCCATCATCAGTGGACTTTCTGGGTGGTCTGATGGCCAAGCTGGCAGTCGGAAACGGACTCGACAAATACGTCGAGGAGCTGAACAAGCTTGCCCTCAACACGAGTCAGGTGCTGGGCAAATCGATTTATGTCGGTGCTGGCATCGTGGCAGATGAAGTCAGAAAGAACATCGAGAAGATCCCGGTGAGCAACTCTCCCAAAAGAGGAACTCAATCCGACCCAATCGACACGATCACTTCTGCACAAAAGACCGGTCTGCTCGATGGTTTTGGCATCGCACCGTTAAAAAATACTGACGGTATATCGAATGTTAAACTTGGCTTCAATGGATACAATTCACAGGTTTCTGATGTATCAAAAAGAAGAAAGTGGACGAACACAAGACAAGCGAATCAGATGATTGCCCGTGCAGTCGAGGGTGGCACATCGTTTCGAAAAAAGCATCCGTTTGTTGCTCCGGCAGTCCGGGCAACACGAGAAAAAGCCGAGGCCGCTATGGCCGAGCAGCTCGATAAGGAAATCAAGGCTGCAATGAAATGAAAGGAAGGCATTTAAAAAATGACTGTTACATTCACAAAGGCCGGTAAGGTAGCGACCGGCTTTTCTTTTCCGTATGTAGCAAAATACGCAGCGAATGAGGGAGTGATCACTTTCTCGAACGCAATGGAGCTTGCGCGTGGAGTTTCCGTGAACGTATCGCCGACAACCTCGGACGCGAATAAGTTTTACGCAAACAACCAGGAAGCAGAATCCGGGCCGAACCGTTTCACCGGCGGAACCGCGACGCTGACCGTTGATGGTCTGCTTGTTGCTGCTGAACGTTTCATCATGGGACTCCCGGCAGCGGGAGAAGATGGCTGGACCGCTTATGGCGATTCTGCGCAGACTCCGTATATCGCGATCGGTTACATCGCACGCTTCATGTCAGGCGGACAGGAAAGCTTCACTCCGACAATTCTGGTCAAGACGAAATTCCAGCAGATCAATTCTGATTATGCGACTCAGGAAGAGGAGATCGACTGGCAGACTCAGGAACTCACTGCAGATCTGTTCCGCGGTGACGATCTGAATCACAGCTGGAAGTATCTTGGCACTGATTATGCGACAGAGACAGAAGCACTCGCCGCTCTGAGGACCAAGCTCGGATTACAGTAAGCATCAGACAAAAGGAGAGAGAAAAATGATCATTCGAGGGAAAGAGCGTGGATTTGAGCTGAACGTTCAGAGCCATGCCGAAATTGAGAAGCTCTGCGAAAACGAAGACTTCAACAACTTCATGAAGATTTTCGATGGCAAGACACAGGGAGAAAACATTCAGCTGGACATGCGGATCGCTTGCATCCTGAATAAAGGATATGAGGACAGAAAAGCATATGAAGATCCGAATTATTCTCCTGTATATCTGACCATTGAAGACATGCGGTTCATGAAGATTGTGGATGTCCAGAAACTCGAGCAGGAGCTGATCAAGGCTATTGTTGCCGGCAACGAGACCACTGTTGAAGGTGAGCCTCCGAAGGCAGAAAAAGCAGCAGGAAAAAAAACAGAGGAAGACGACAAGTCCGAATCAAACTGAATCTTTCGTGGATGCTCTTCTACGGAAGAATGTTAAACATGAGCAGGCAGGAGATCATGGTCACTCGTTATGGCGAGATGAAAGACATGATCACCTGCCTTCAAATTGAAAAAGGCGAGCTTGTGCCTGTTCAGAAAAAGGTCAAGAAGACCTGGACGTATGAGGAGGCTATGGCTCTGGAATAAACGAGAGGAGCGTGAAGCATGGCGGTCAACATCGGTCCGAAGATCGGCATAGACGGTGAAGCCGAATATAGAAAGCAACTCAATAACATCATCGAGCAGCAGAAGACGCTCCGCTCGGAGATGAAGCTCGCAGCTGCTGAATTCAACAACGATGCAGATGCGAAGAAGAAAAATGCAAAAGATACAGAGTTGCTGAATAAGCAGATTGATCTCCAGAAGCAGAGACTCAAGGAACTGGAAAAGGGCCTTGAAGCATCAAAGAATAAATACGGCGAGAACAGTAACGAGACACTGAAGTGGCAGCAGGCTGTCAATAATGCTCAGGCTGAGCTTGCTGATCTGCAGGCAGAACTGCAGAAAACTTCTGGACCGTCTGGCCTTGGAGGACTTGGCGAGGCTCTTCAGGAGGCCGGTGGGAAGCTTGAGGAAATCGGCGGCAAGATCACGCAGGTCGGCGAAGGACTGACAAAGTCGGTCACTGATCCGATTGTGAAGATCGGAAGTGCTGCGCTTGATGCATTCGCTGAAGTCGACAAGGGAGCTGACACGATCATCAAGAAGACAGGAGCAACCGGCGAACAGCTGGAAGCGATGCAGACTTCAATGGAGAATCTCGCGACAACGATTCCGACCTCCTTCGAGGACGCTGGCACAGCGATTGGCGAGGTTAACACGCGCTTTGGAGTCACCGGCGAGCAGCTGGAGACACTGAGTGGTCAGTTCCTTAAATTCGCACAGCTTAATGGAACTGACGTCTCCGGATCCATCGATAAGGTGCAGACAGTCATGTCATCATTCAATCTGGATGTTGAAGATGCCGGAGCATTGCTGGACACACTGAACAAGGTTGCTCAGGATACAGGCATCAATGTTGACACACTGGCATCCGGCCTCGTGACAAACGGAGCAGCACTCCGCGGATTGAATCTTGATGCAGCACAGTCTGCAGTCCTTCTCGGACAGCTTGAAAAGTCCGGTATTGATACATCCGCCGTGATGACCGGTCTTGCCAAAGTGCAGGCTACAGCATTCAAAGACGGAATCAGCATGTCTGATGCTCTGAGCACAGCGGTCAGTTCTTCCGGAGATGCAGTCGAGATCTTCGGGGCCAAGGCAGGCCCGAAGCTTTATGAAGCATTCCAGTCCGGAATACTGAGCATGGACATGTTCACCGGATCTGCAGTCAGTCTGAATGACAGCATCGGCAGCGTGAGTGATACATTCGATGCGACGCTGGATCCAATGGATCAGTGGTCGCTGACCATGAATGAGATCAAGCTTGCCGGAGCTGAGCTTGGGGACGCGATTGGTCCGGTCCTTGTACCGATGATCAAAGGGCTGGCAGACTCAGCGAAGAAAGCAGGCCAGTGGTTTGGAGGCTTGTCTGACAGCACCAAAAAAACAATCGTGACGATCGGCGGCATTGTGGCAGCTATCGGTCCGGCCCTTACCATCGTCGGAAAGATGATCACGACTGTCGGAACGATCACAAAAGCTGTAGGTGTCATTACTCCGATGCTCGGAGGATTGGGAACTGCGTTCAGCGCTTTGACCGGCCCGATCGGGTTGGCTATAGCTGCCGGTGTCCTGATTATTGCCAACTGGGACAAAGTCATGAAGGCTGGGAAGGACATCGCATCTGGAATTAAAACTGCCTGGGATGCAGTCTCGTCAACGACAAGCAAGGTGTGGGATACAGTCTCCACAAAAATCGGATCGGCAATCAACGGTGCAAAAAAGACAGTCGAAACCGCGATTGGTAAGATCAAAGGATTTTTGACCGGAGAAATCGATGTGTCGAAGGTCTTTGAAAGCATCAAATCAACGATATCGACAAAAATTGAATCAGCTCGTGACACGGTCAAGAATGCGATTGATAAGATTAAAGGATTTTTCAACTTTTCATGGAAGCTGCCTGATTTGAAACTTCCTCACATTGAAATCACTGGAAGCTTCAAACTGAATCCTCCGTCTGTTCCTAAATTCAGTATTAAGTGGTATCGGAAAGCATATGACAATGCTTATGGATTCAGCAGGCCTACTGTCATTCCGACAACATCTGGAATGCTCGGATTCGGCGACGGCCCTGGAACGGAGATCGTGATCGGGCAGAACACGCTCATGCGGACCATTGGGACAGCTGTTCAGTCGGCTATGGGCTACTTCCCTGCAGGCGGTGGAACTTCAACGTCGAACACATTTGGCGACACGATCATCAATGTCTATGGAGCTCCTGGACAGGATATCGAGGAACTGGCAGACATCATCGAAGACAGAATCAATGCGAAAGTAGCGAGAGAGGAGGCAGTCTATGCTTAAGGTGGTAGATCATTATTTCATCTTCAATGGGAAGTCCTCTCTCGACTTTTCTGCAATCATCGATGGAAATCAGACCTTCAAGGGGGCGGAGCGTGATGTGGAACGCTTCGCTGTCCCTGGAAGGAATGGAGATCTGACGATTGATAACGGTCGATTCAATTCGTATATTCAGCCATATGCTGGATTTATCGTGAAAGACTTTGAAAACAATGCTGAAGCCTTCCGGAACTGGCTGACCCAGGACGGATCTTTTCATCGCTTGGAAGACACCATTCATCCGGATGAATACCGCATGGCTTCATATGCCGGACCATTCGACCCAACGGTCATTTTCCTTGAGGCTGGATCGTTTACGATCGATTTCTATTGCCAGCCGGAGCGGTGGCTGAAATCCGGCGAGAAAGCAGTCACGATCACTGCCGGAACGACAGTGAAACTGTGGAACCCGACTCTGTTTATCGCAAAGCCTCTGATCCATGTGACACGCGGGACAGGGCGCATCAATGTCGGCAGCGAGATCATCAATCTCGGCGTGAATAACGGTAACACCTATATCGATTGCCAGATTGAAGACGCGTGGGAAGGAACAACGAACCGGAACGGGAATGTGACGCGCATTACCGGCGCGATGCCGTTCCTGACTCCTGGCGAAAACAGAATCAGTGTCGGGACAGGAATGACGATTGAACTCACTCCGAGGTGGTGGAAGATATGATTCCGATTTTGATGGATCACAGCAAGACGCTGACGACACTTGCGTCTGACAATTCAAACGGACTTGGAGTTCTTTTGGAGTGCACATCGTGCATCGTGAAAGAGGAGCGGAATGGAGCGTTCACATTAGAAATGAAGCTCCCGCAGAGTTCGCTGCATTTTTCGGATGTCACTGTTGGTGGTGTTATTAAGGCGAAAGCAAGGGAAGCCGGAGATCCGCAGCTGTTCCGAATCGAACGGATTACGAAACCGATCCAGGGAATGGTGACGATCTATGCAAATCACATCTCATATGACCTTAACAAGACATCTGTTCTTCCGTTTGGTGCTGTTGGGATCGTTCAAACTCTGCAACAGTTGAAGTCAAAGATGCGAGGCGGTCAGGCGTTTTCGTTTACGTCAAACATCTCAAATTCATCGAGTGCTTTTAAAAATAAAGAACCTCAAAGCGCTCGCGCATTGCTTGGAGGACAGGAAGGGTCACTGCTCGATGTTTTTGGCGGTGAATTTCTCTTCGATAATCTGACTGTGAGCTTGCTGGGGAATCGAGGGACTGATACAGGTGTGCAGCTTCGATACGGGAAAAACATAACCGACCTGACGCAGGAAGAAAATGTGGCGAATACATTTACTGCGATTCAGCCATATGCTCTGGATAAAGACGAGAATGTGATTCTCGGAAGTCTTTTGACGGTAGTTCAAAGCGCAGAGCCAAAGATCATGAACCTGGATCTTTCGAGTCACTTCAATGATGAAGACGAGACTCCAACGGCTGCGGCAATAAACACGCTCGCTCAGCAGTATGCGACAGCAAATCATGTTGGTGTTCCGAAAGTCTCCATAAATGTTTCGTTTATAGGTTTGTGGCAGACCGAAGAATATAAAAACATCGCTCCGCTGGAACGAGTCAGTCTCTGCGATACTGTGACTGTTGTATTTGAAAAGCTTGGAGTGAATGCAAAGGCAAAGGTCATCTCAACCACTTACGACACTCTGAGAGAACGCTACACTGAGATTGAAATCGGAGATGCGAAGAGCACACTTGCTTCGACGATCAAGGGAGTCAACCAGAGCGTGCAGAGTGCTGTGTCTTCTGCAACAGGATTCCTGGACAAAACGATTCAGCAGTTCACTTCTCTTGTGGCGAATGGTCTCGGACTGTTTGTGACGAAGGAAGAAGTCGGCGAGACAGGCGGGTATAAGTATTATCTGCACAACAAGCCATCGCTTGCTCAGTCGCAGTACCAATGGACATTCAACTCTAACGGATTCGCTGTGTCACAGGATTACGGAGCGACATGGAGTGCCGGAGTAGATGCAAGCGGCAATGCAGTGTTCAATTCACTCGCAGCTAATCTGATTCAGGCGATGAACATCAAAGGAACGACCATCCAGGGCGGAAGCATATCCGGTGCTTCTATAACTGGTGGATCTGTTACTGGAACTACGATTAATGCGGGTGGAAACAACAACGCGAGCGGAACGATTGTTGTCAAAAACGCCAGCGGAACGCAGATTGGCAAATGGGACAAAGATGGTATTAGTGTATCTTCCGGATCAATCACTGGCGGAACGATAAAAGGTGCTTCGATCGAAGTCGGCGGGCAGAGCAACACAAACGGAACGATTGTTGTCAAAAACGCCAGCGGAACGCAGATTGGCAAATGGGACAAAGACGGAATTAATGTTTCGTCCGGAACAATAAAAGGTGCTTCCATAACTGGCGGAACAATCACCGGCGCAACAATAAACTCAGGCGAAATGTACTGGTACAAAGGGGATACACACGAAGCATCAATGAAGGCGGGAACGTTCAGCATATGGACAGGCGACGTTGAGACAAAATACGACAACGCTGTAATTCTGAGTGCCGACGCACTTTATCTGAATTACGAAAACGCCTTCCTTATCAAAAAGGAAAATTCTTCAAATACAGGAGAAATCATCCTCATGGATGGTTCGGCCGTCTTACGCGTAAGGGGCACCGGCGGTTTCGTTGAGGCCAATCGCGATGGGGTCAGGTTAACTTTACCAGACTATGGGACAAACAATTTAATGACCCACGGCCTGTGCTGGAGAGCTATAAACGGAGTGTGGGTCGTTGCCATGAAATGACCGTATTATTATGGAAGAAATTGACAAGAGATTATTTACATTAAAATGTGCAATTCGAACTGCAATCAATGAATCAGGGCTTTCGCTCTCGATAGTTGAAAATGTTTTGGACGCGATAAAGTCTGAAGTTATTCAGCAGAATTGTTACAGAATCATGGAAGATCAACTGACGAAAGAAGCGGAAGGAAGTGACCGAGATGATCAGTTTGTCGATGATACCGCAAAAGCAGAGTCTTGAGCTGTTTTGCTCTCAGGGAGACAAAACACTTCGGAAGTTTATTTTTGAATTGTACAACGGACGGAATCCAGTGTTGCTGGACGGAACTGAAAAAGTCGAATTTGAACAAAGCAACGGGGTCACACATCAATGTTCCATTGAAAACGGACATGTGATTCTGGACGCGCATGCAAATATGACTGCTCTTCCAGGAAGATTCCGGAGCAGATTAAAAATCACTAATCAGGACGGTGGAGTGGTTCACTCTGCCGTCTTTACTTTGAACGTAGAGGAGGCAGCATAGATGATCGAACAGAATTATAGAATCGATATGATTCCGGATGGCGCTCCGGTAGTCGTCCACATCTCACAGTATGATACAACCGCGAGAAGGCTGTCTTTTGAACTGTACAACGGAGGAGTCGCATATGAGATTCCGACAGGTGCTGTTGCATCTATTGCAGGAACAAAGCCGGATGGTAATGCGTTCCTCTATGCGATGACAGTGGAGGGGAATGTCGCATCAATCGATGTCGAGCAGCAGATGGCTCTTGTTGCTGGAGATATACCGACAGAGATCCAGCTCACCGGCGATGGAGGAAAGATTGGATCTGCGAATTTTATCATCCGGGTGGAACGAGGCCCGATCGATGAGGACTCTGTCATTTCCGAAACAGATCTGCCGATTTTTGAGGAGCTTGTCAGCGACGCTCAGGCAGCTGCAGCGGATGCACAGACGGCAGCCGACACAGCGAGCACAGCTGCGAAATCAATCTCCGAGATACTTCCGGCATCTGCAGGTACAACAGGGCAGATTCTGACAAAAACAGCAACAGGTGCAGACTGGGGAAATCCAAACGCAACGGAAATTGAGACCTTCGGTGGAGTAGGAACAGCGATCAAAATGGCAAGTGGCAATCCTGTCACAATCGCTGATGCTCTACAGGGCAAGGCTTTGGGAGTGAATACGACACTTGAACCGATTCAAGATTTACACGGCTACGACCATCCTTGGGCAGGGGGTGCAGGGAAGAATCTTCTGCCGATGACCGTAGATTGGATTAAAGCGGAAAACACCACAGGCTCATGGAACGGAAATGTATGTACATACTGTGGTTGCACCTATGAGATATTGACGGACGATGCAAGCAATGTAATCGGAATCAAAGTAAATGGCACATCAACAGCAAATGCGACATTCTGGTTAGGTATGATTGACTATGTTGCAAATACAAATATGTCAATTAACAGTGGAGTACAAACAGAAACAAGCGAAGTATTTTTCAGAATGTCAGGATGGGGCAAACAAAAATATACTGTTTCAGCTAGTTCATCGGGTAATGATAAATCATTTTCATTTGGCACAGATGGAGAATTATGGGGGAACATTCGTATAGGCGAAGGCAAACAGGTGACGAATATGATATTCCGTCCATACCTCTTTTTGGATTCAAATCCTATGACTTCATTTGAACCCTACTCCAACATCTGCCCAATCAGCGGAAGAACAAGCGTGGATGTTCTGAGAAGGGAATTCAATCAGTGGGATGAGGAATGGGAAAGCGGTTATGTTGATGTAAATACAGGAGAACCAAAGCCTAACAACACGCAGATAAGAAGTAAAAATTATATCAGTGTGTTACCGGAAAAGGTTTATTGGTGCAAATCTCCGTCTCCAACGTACATGGTGTTTTACGATGCAAGTAATAATTATGTTACCGGTATACGTTCTTCGCAGTCAAATAAGTTGTTTGCTACGCCTAGTGACGCAAGATACATGAAGTTTTATTGTGCAGGAACCTCCTACAATCATGACATCTGTATCAACATCTCCGACCCTGCTAAAAACGGCACATACGAACCATACGCAGGGCAGTCAGTAACTGTTCAGTTAGGTCAAACAGTATACGGCGGAAAACTGAACGTTACTACCGGAAAACTTACGGTAGAAACCGCAAATATCGCATCCTACAACGGCGAAAGCATCGGTGAACCGTGGTGGTCTAGCATGGATGAATATGTGGCAGGTGCAACACCGTCAATCGGTGCGCAGGTTGTCTATACTCTTGCGACACCGACAACCGTAAGCCTTACACCTGCACAGATTCAACTCCTCACAGGCACAAACGTTATCAGCACTAACGCAGATGACCTGTCGGTCAGATATTATGCATCGGGAAAAGGTACTGTCGAGGGAAGTCTCGTATATCTGTCAGACAAGAAAGCAAACACATCGACACTGGCAACAGTTGAAAGTACATCCACAGCATCAAAGGCATATACAGTCGGAAGTTATCTCGTTTATAACGGCATCCTTTACAGAGTGACTGCGGCGATCAGCGCAGGGCATACATTGACGCCAGGAACCAACATCTCAGCGACAAATGCAGGCGCTGAACTTACCTCACTAAATAACGGTTTAACGAGTGTTACCACAACACAATTAAGTACCACAAAGATTGTCTGCACGTGCTATAAATGGGAACGCATCTGTATGTTGTCTATTCTCTCCGGTGACGATGGAACAACTGCCGCCAATACAGTCTTGGCAACTTTGCCTAAAGGATACAGACCACTCAGTCAAGTCGAGTTTGTTGACTCATATGGAAAGATCCGTATACGTATCACAGACAACGGTCAAATTACTAATATCGAACAGTCTACAACATTCATTCGTGGAACGTGTGTTTTCATCGTCCCGTGATAACGGTTTATCAAACGTGCCCATTGATTTTTTGGGCGGTGTAAGCGCATTGCCTAGCATCACAAAAAACGGATTGTTTGGCTTTTCGACCACGGCTAATATTTCTATTAGCGGTTCAACTTTACCCGCAGGAACACGCTGTTTCGGTGTGTTTTACTCCGGAATCGGTCACTGTATCTGAATAGCAGGACAGACAGTTCTCCATATGTCTTCGTGTCCAGGAAGCAGCCGTTTAAAAAGATCAGCACGCACTGCATCGACAGCATCCTGAACAAAGTCGGAAAGCATATCGGCATCCGGATCTATCCGCATAAGCTACGGCATTTTTTCGCCGACAATGCACACGAAGCCGGCATCGATGTTCTGGACATATCGCGCATGTTAGGACATGAGTCGGTCGACACAACAAAGATCTACATGACCGCGAATGCGGAGGATCTTGCTCACAAACACACAAAACTTAGGTAATAAGTAAGGAGGAAAAGAAAATGAAATACGCAATCATCAAATGCAGCAACGGAGCATTCACCATTGATTCTGAATGGGCAGACCTCACAAAGGCAAAGGTAAACTTCCACGCGGTCTGTCAGACGCTGTGGAACGCTCCGGATGTCGTAACTGCTGATGTCATGATTACTGACGAGCAGCTGAATTGCGTGGACGGTTATCGTGAATTCATTCATCACGAAACAGAAACAGAAACAGAATCAGAAGCGACAGAGTAAAAAGCAGGTGAACAGCCTGCTTTTTTATGAAAGGGGGACATGGTCATGGCGATGCTGAAAACTCCGGAGACATTCTTCGAAGAGTATAACGGAAAAAGAATCGATGATGACGGCGCTTATGGTGTCCAATGTGTTGATGGGTTCCGACGAGGATGCAAATATCTCGGCATTCCCGTGATCGCGACTCCAAACAATTGGGCTGAGGGCTATTGGACGTGCCTGAACGCTGACGGAACGCCATCGCAAAAGACAGCAGACTGGCAGGAAAAGTATTTTGATAAGATCCGCGATCCGAAACAATTCAAAGATGGCGACTGGGTAATCTGGCCGCGCGGATCGGTAAGCCATCCGAGCAGTCATGTCGCAATGTATTACAAAGGGCAGCAGTTCGGCGAGCGACAATATGAAGACGCTCGGCAATTCTGTCTGAAGCAAACAGATTTCTCTGATGCGCTGGGAGCGCTTCGGCCGAGGAAATGGGGACGCATTCCGGAATTTGAGGCTGATCTTACCATCAACGGGCATCTCTATCATTTGTATGGCCAGGCAGACGGGCTGACAGCTGCTGTTATATCTCCTGGGCTTAACAAGGTTGCAATGATTCAGGATCTTGATTGTGATTACTGGGTCTATGCGAAAATCACCGGATGCAATCTATACCAGAGGAACAAAGACAACCCGGACGGGCAGCCATATGGAATGACATTCGGAGATATCAGCTCGCCGATCAGCAAGGTTTATCAGAATCTTCCAGGGCAGGACAGCACCATGTTCTTCGATTTGGAGACTGGTGAACACGATGACTGCACCGGAGTAACGATCAGCCCTGAACACAACGTCTTCTCGCCGACGCTGATCTACCAGCGCGGGAAGAATGTGCAGTACGCGCGTGTTATGGGGCTGAGCCTGTGCACGCACGTCAGCATGTACGCGTTTGTGATCCGTTACACTGACGGAAAATACTGCCTCGGAATCACAAACGAAAAAATGACACCGAATCAAATAAATGAGGATCTGATGTCTGTTGTTGATGTTGACTCGATATCAATTATTGATGGCGGCGATTCCGCTCAGATGATGCGCTACATCATGAAAGAACATCGTGTCGAATACACAAGGACAACGCCGAGGCCGACAGCTGGATGTATCGCGCTGATCGGAAAGAAGATCGAGAGCACTCCCGATCAGACTCCACACAGCGAAGATCCAGAAGCGACACAGGACGAAGAAAAGAAAGATGAGGAACAAGACATGTCAGAAGTAAAGCCTCAGGAACAGCCGGAAATGAGCCCTGTGGAGGGATGGACAGATCCGGAACCGAAGACAAGTATCATCGCGGAACGGATCGCTGCATTGCTCAGTGTGAAGAGTATTCTCACGCTTATGCTGACAGTCATCTTCGGTTATCTGGTGGTGAATCAGATTGCTATTCCGGATCTCTTCAATGAGATCTATAAAATCGTGATTCTGTTCTTCTTCGGTTATCAGACCGGAAAGGCTGCCGGCAAATGACAAACGATATCCAGCATCAGGTCAAGGAACTGAAGGAAGCAAACCGGAAGCTTCTTGCGGAGAACATTGACCTTAAGATCCAAATTGAGAAACTCAAGGCCAGAATTCAGAGCCTTGAGTGCGTAAGCAAGTTGCTAGAAGGGAGCGGATTAAGATGAGCGCGGAACAGCTTACAGCCATCCTGTTGGCGGCGATGGCAGCTCCCGGATTCTGGGAGTTACTGAAGTTTATTATTCAGAAGATCCAGGATATCTTCTCTGATCGTAAAAGAGTGACGATCGAGGAGATCAGCGACAAACTTGATGACCAGGGAAAGCAGCTAAATTCACTGGAAGAGTCATTTAATAAGAAGAATGCAGAAGATCAGGAGAAGGAGGCAAAGGCAGCAAGGCGCCGGATCCTGCGCGCGGACGATGAAATCCGCGTCGGAGTAAAGCATTCAAAAGATTACTTCGAGGATGTCCTTCGCGACATTGATTATTACGAAGAATACTGCGACAACCATCCTCATTTCAAAAATAAATGCGCTGAGTCGGCCATCCGTAACGTTTCGTCATGTTACGACACCTGCAAAGCGCAAAATAGTTTCTTATGACACTCGAAGGACATTTCTCTCCTTTTTTGTTGGGTCTCACGGGATAACCGTGGGACCGTTTTTTGTTATACTGACTTCAGACAGAAAGGTCACATTCGATGTGGCTCGAAAAAGCACCTCATTCGAGGTGTTTTTTTGTGCTACAAAGTGCAACAATAAAAAGGTCTTATTAAGTCAGTCTTAAGACAAAAAAGATCCAGGAGAGGTCCCGGACCTTTTTTAATTTAGAAGAACAGCCACCAGGACAGACCTTCTATCAGGCACCGCCAGATGTTCGTTCAGATGTCGAGAAGTGGAGCTGTGGACGGATTGCTCGAACTTGAGGATAACTTCCCGCGAGACAGGATCACCGTCAGCTCCATCCATGCTGAGCTCAAAGATCGCACGAGTCCGGCCTTCATCAGCGTCAAAGAGATAGATCCTGCGGACAAACAGGTCGATCAGTTTGTCTCGCAGATCCGAGACATCGCCGTTTTTCACAGAATATAGATAATCGACGATCAGCGAGCGCGGGAGTTCCGGAGGCCGGACTTCCAGCTCCGCGACCTTTTGTGCTAGCGCATCGCGGGATGCCTCAAGCTCGATCAGCATGTCCCGCGTGGAAGAAGACCAGACACCGGCAGCGATGGCCGCGTTGATGTTGTTTATTTTTTTTGATACCTCAGACAGCTGTAGACGGAGTGCTTCGAGCTCCGGAGAGATCGTCTCGTCCCGCTGGGCAGTGACGAAGTGATCGGCAAGATCCTCGATGAACTCATCGGTCAATATCTCCTCCATGAGCACCCGGACAACCTCTGACTCGATCCAGTCCTTCGGGACGCGTTTCTTTTTGCACCCGTTCCGGTAACGGGATTTAGTGCCGTTGCACGAGTAGTACCGGAAGATCTGTCCGGTTTTCGAGGTCCCGGATTCTCCGGTCATAGGAGATCCGCAGTGGCCACAGTATAACTTCGTAGTCAGCAGATACGTTTCCGGTACAGTTTCCGCTTTATGATGGCGCCGGCGAGGAGTAACGCGTGACAGCATAGCCTGTGCAGCATCCCAGAGATTCCGATCAATGATCGGAGGGACGCCGTGCTCATCCCTGACGTCCTGGAACTCGTAAACGCCGATGTACTTCTCGTTTTTCAGCATCCGATGAAAAGAATTCTCCGTGAAGGAATTACCGCGAGCGGTCCGGATCCCGTCCGCATTCAGACCTTCACGGATCTGATGCAGGGACCGGCCGGAGACATACTCCTCGAAGATCCGGCGGACGATCGGCGCCGTTTCCGGATCAATCGCATATCTTCCATCAGGCCCTTTGACATACCCGAGCGGAGGCTTCCCAAATACCTGACGCTTCAGTGCCGCGTCATAGCATCCGCGTTTGATATTTTGTGACAGGTTCGCGGAGTAATACTCCGCCAGCGATTCCATCAAGCCTTCGAGGATGATCCCTTCAGGACCGTCGGAGATTGCCTCCATCACGGAGTAAATCTTCACACCGGACTTCTTCAGCTGGTAACGATAGACAGCTGCATCGTGCCGATTTCTGGCAAAGCGATCGAGCTTCCAGACGATCAAAGCAGAGAAAGCGCCTGACTCAGCCTCGCGGATCATCCGCTGGAATGCAGGACGCGCATCGGATCGACCAGAGATCGCTGCATCGGTGTACTCCTTCACGATCCGGAATCCGTGCGCTTCAGCATACCGGTGACACTCGCGGAGCTGGCCCTCGATGGATTCTTCCCGCTGGTTGCTGGATGAGTAACGGGCATAAATGACTGCCGGGGTCATTTTTCCAGCAATTGTGCAATCCGATCGAGTTGACGGATCATGATGAAATTCTGCTCAAGGATTGCCCGCTGATAGTAAACAGGCAAAGCAACCTCCGCCTTGGCCAATTGCAATTTCATCCCGGTTTCCATCATTCCGGTGCCTAGTAATTCGGAAACAATTTTGCGCACGGATTCCCGATCGGCAGGATTGGAAAGATTTTCCAATCCGTATTTTTGAAGCATTTTAATTTCTTTCTGTTCCTGTTCGTTTTGTTTTTCTTCATTTGATTTGAACAATGCCATGATAATTTCCTCCTTTTTTACAGTTCTGGCAAATCTAATAATTTCCGCACGGCTGATTGGATCGGCGGATCAGCTTCATGATATGCAGCGATCAGCTTAACATCATCAATTGAAACCGTTACAGGCCCAAATGATCCGGGCTGAGTGCTTCGAATGAAGCGGTCCAAGAAACCATCGAGACCTGGATCTCCGGTCGGGGCTGGATCATCAGAAAACCCGCAAAGATATGCTTCGGTAACTCCAAGGGCATTGGAAATCGCAGTAAGCTTGTCATCCTTTGGAGTGTATTTCCCGCGGGCATAATTCGATATCGTGCCTGGAGCAATCCCGGTTTTTCTTGAAATATCGACCTGCTTCATTCCTTTCATGGCCATTGCTTCATTAAAACGATCGGTGAAGTTTTTCATACGCGTTCCCTCGTAACTAAATAATAATGGGAAAAGGCGAACAAAAAAAGAGAAAAAACGTGAAAAACGCGAAAAAAGGCTTGACGAAGTGAGGGGACAGAAGATATATTCAAAACGTGAAATTCACGTTTCATAGAAAGGAGAAAGGATGACAGGAAGAATTAAATTCAACTACGCGAAACTGCGCGGAAGGATAGTCGAGAAGTATCGAACAATAACTGAGTTCTCAAAAGCATCAGGGATCCGCGCGGAACAGTTCACAGATGCATTTAAGGGTGGGCGAACGTTTAC